TACCCCGTATATTACGTCTGATAGGCATTTTCCATGTATTGGGCTTTCTTACGTTACCTACGGCTAGGTATCTAAAGGCATCTGCTGCGTGTGAGGTCCAGTCGTGTTTAGGTCTTCCTCTCCATGCTTTACCTACATCATCCCACTCTCTGTGGTACTGCATGAGGGCATCAAGTCCTCTTTCGCATTTTTCTTCATCAAAGTAGCAATTAGGTATTAAGGTTCTGACTTGTTGTATACCGTCTTCTATACCTAACATGGGGGCTATGTGGATATTATTCAATCCTAGATTTCTCAGTACTTCTAGCCTTGACTTACCTGTCGTAAGTTCTTTGACTCTTACGTCATGGGGGAGTATATGGCTTTCGTAGTTATAACCTTTATCCCGTAGTATCTTAACGTAATGGTCAAGAGCCATGCCTGAGTTCTCATAATAATCAATTATGCGTGTTTCAAGCCCTACAAACTGTGCAAACCATATCGCTGTGGTATCTGCCATACCCAAGTCCCATGCAGTGACTACCGATGTACCGTGGTCGTACGGTACTCTCATAATCCTGCCTTCGTTCTTGGATTTCAAGAGTTCAGGTGCATAGTACGCACCCTCTACGTAGACGATAAAATCGCCTTCCCAGACGTGCTGATAGATTTCAGGTCGTTTCTCTAAATCTTCTAAACGTGCCTTCTCTAAAACCTCTGGAAACCAAGCATTATCTTGCCAGTTTATCTCTGCTATTATAGCATCATTTGGGGTATTTTGGCGGAATCTCTTGTGTGTAGCGCTATCTTTTGACTCTGGGTTCCATGTCACCCATATCTCTGAGTCGTCATCCCTAACCGTTGGTATCAGTTTTTGCCATGCTTTTTCGCTGACGTTCTCTGCTTCGTCTATCCACGCTACCAGTATCTTAGATTTTGACTTCAAAGAGTCTAGGTTACGTCTTAAACCACTAAAAGCGTAGTGTATTTTACCGTCACGGCTTTTAATGTACTTTTCCCCTATCTCAAAGTATTCATTGAGCCAATCAATGCTCTGTATGCTCTCTTTAACCTCTTGCAATGAGGATTCATCAAGTGAGTTTAAGTGTTCCCTAGCACACAGTATGATGCCTGACCTGCCTGATTTACCTAACTGATAGCCCTTAACAGCGGTCATTAACGCAAAAGTACGTGTCTTACCTGACCCCCTACCGCCGTAAGCACAACGATAGCGTGCTTCTCCGTTAAATACGGGGATAAGTTTATTCGGTATCTGTATCTGTGCTGTCTGAGTCGTCATACGCTGATACTCCTTTTAGCACAATTTGAGTAGGCTGTAAACTACCATCAGGGGAAGTAATCTCTGTTTCGGTTCTGTCTTTCTGACCCAGTACTTGCTTACCTAGCCATACCAGCATGGTAGCATTGCCCTTGTCAGCAGCTTGAATTTGTTTTCTTCTTAAAGATAATTTGCCTAAGTTACGCCCCATTTCAATCGCTTCAGCAATATCAGGGTCGTCTTGCATCCTTCTTTCGATGGTTTTCTTGTTGCAACCAAAATAAGCAGCAATTTCTTCCATTGTGCAGTTTAATCGGCACAACTTGATAATTTCTTCTTTTGTAAATTCTTTTTTAGGTCTACCTGCCATTAGTTTAGTACCTTACTTTCGTATTCGTCTAATAATCCCTTAAAAACAAGGAATCTCTCTATAAACATTTTATCACATTCTCGTGTAATCTGGATGCCGTAGCCGTCTTTTTCCAGTATTCTTACTATTTTGATGATATCGTCTATAGCTCGTGCATTATCAATAGGGTAACCGTTCTTTTCTAACGCTGCTTTAATCTCGTCACGGGTTAATGGGGGTGGTATGATGTAATCGGCAGCTTCTAATAGTTTTTTTATCATTTACGTTTCTTAGCTGTCTTGGCAGCTTGTCTAAATGCTTTAGCAGTTGGCGCACCCTTGCTCCCCACTTTACGCATTTTCTCCTTTGAGCCAGCTTTAATACGTTTTCTTTTAGCGTGTATGTTTGCGTACAGTCCTTTAGTCATGCTTGTGCTCCTTATTAAATTTTTCCCAAGAAAAATAGCATTTGCACTCAGGACACCAGAATAAACCTATTGTATCGTCTACCATTTTACTTTGTCTGCCCAGTAAGCAGCTGACATCTTACCTTTAGAGATATTTTTAGCGTGACGGGCTTTAAAGCTACGCCTTCTAGCTTTCTCTGATTCTGTTTTTGGATTCTTGCCAGCTCCAGATACACCTTGTTGCCCAAACCTAATAGTTTTTGTTTTATCTCCTTCTTTTGCCACCACAACATGACTTTTTGTGGGATGATTAGGAGTACGCTTTGGTTTATTATAACCTGAAACACCGACTCGTGTTAATTTGGAATCTTTTGCCATACCAAATATTATACATCATGTTATAATGATTTTAGCAACAAGGAAAGAAAATGGCAATAACAACCTATTCAGAATTAAAAAGCAGTATTGCAGACTTCTTAAACAGAGATGACTTAACATCAGTCATTCCTGACTTTATTACACTTGCTGAAGCGCAGATGGAACGTGAGGTTAGAAGTTACAAGATGCAAAAAAGAAGTGAAGCTGAAATCGATACACAGTACAGCTCATTACCTACAGACTTTCTTGAGCCTATCAGGTTTCATCTTAACGATACTTACAAAACAAAACTTGAACTAACATCACTCGATGATATGTTAGAACTACGAAACAATACTGCCAACGCTACAGGCAAGCCAAGATACTATTGCCTTGTTGGAGACTCCCTAGAAGTCTATCCTACGCCTGATGCTGACTACGATGCCGAATTACTGTACTACAGAACACTAGATAAACTTTCTGACAGTAATACTTCTAACTGGTTACTGGAATCACATCCTGACGCTTACTTGTATGGAGCATTGATGCAATCAGCACCTTATTTGAAAGAGGACAACAGAGTTCAGGTCTGGAGTGTGTTATACTCTGGGGCAGTTAGTTCTATCAATATTCAATCTAAGAAAGTCTTAGCTGGCGGTTCGGGATTGAGAAAACGTATACGGAGTTATTAATGAGTTTAACCAACACATATGAAAATACAGTCCTTGACTGGCTTTTAACGACTGATACAGCGACCAGACCTACATCTTGGTACGTTGGTCTTTTCACTTCTGACCCTACCGAAACAGGTGCAGCAGGAACAGAAGTATCAGGTGGTTCATACGCCAGAACAGCAGTAACCTTTAGCATTACTGACAATGCAGCAACCAACAGTGCAGCCATTGAGTTCCCAGAAGCAACAGGCTCATGGGGAACCATTACGCACATTGGTGTACACGATGCCTCAACAGGTGGCGCAATGATTGTTCACGCACCATTGACATCATCAAAGGCTATAGCATCAGGAGATGTATTTAGAATCAACGCAGGTGATTTAGATATCACGCTAGACTAAGATGGCATTGCGTACTGCCTACAATACTGGAGTCTATGACTCTGGTAAGTACGATAGACCAGAGGTATTTACTAGCACAGCGTCTCTAAGCGCATCCTCATCAACAACAGTCTCAGGACTGATTGTAAGGCTAGGAAGCTCCTCAATAGCGTCTACGTCATCGACTTCAGCAATTGGAGTTCGATTAGGCACATCTGCCGTATCGGTAACTACAGCATCAGCCGTTGTCATCGATTACGACAGAGTACGCACCAGCAACGTCAACGAAAGTCTAACCAGTACGTTTGCAACGACAGGGCAACGTATCGGACTTGGGGATGTCTCAGATACAGTTACATCCTCTACCAGTATTGATGCAAAAAGAGTTGCTACCTCAGATACAAGTGCATCTGTAACCTCAAGCACCTCTGCTGATGGCGTAAGAATTGCACTGGCAGACATTAGCGATAGTTTCACCAGCTCAACAACAACAAATGCAGTTGTTATTCTTAGTGGAAACGCAAGTGTCGAAATAAATGCTATAATGACAACAGACGGCGTAAGAGTTCAGCAAAGCTCTGCGTCAGAAGCTATCACACTATCAACAGTAGCGATTGGTAGTTACAAATGGGATGCTGTGGTCTTATCTGGAGACGAGGTAGACACATGGACAGACCAAACAGCAACAAGCGAGGCATGGACCTTACAGTCCCCAACCTCAGAAACATGGACAGAACAAGCAAGGCGTTAAATGGCAGATACAACAACCACCACTTACGGACTCGTTAAACCAGAGCTAGATGCCTCAGAAGATACATGGGGTGAAAAGCTCAATAACGACTTAGATGTCATTGATGATTTATTAGACGGAACAACTCCCGTCACAGGTATTGATATCAATTCAGGCTCAATAGACGGAACGCCGATAGGAGCCAGCTCTGCAAACACAGGAGCCTTTACAACACTAACAGCCAGTGGCGATGTCACTATTGATACCAATACTTTAAAAGTCGATACCGCTAACAATCGTGTCGGCATACTAAACGCAACGCCTGACGTATCCTTAGATATCGGTTCAGCAACAGACGCTATTCATGTTCCTACAGGAACCACAGCACAACGACCAACAGCCGAAGCTGGATTCTTTCGATACAACTCAGAGACAGGTCAATTTGAAGGCTACACAACCGAATGGGGAGCTATAGCTGGCAGTGGCGGTGGTGGCTCTAATACTTTCACTACTGATACCTTTACAGGAGATGGAAGTACAACAGCTTTTACCCTATCTCAATCCATATCAGATGAGAATGACTTAGTCGTCTTTAATGGTGGTGTATTCCAAAACCAATCAGCCTACTCCGTATCAGGAACAACCTTAACCTTTGATACAGCTCCTGCTAATGGCAATACAGTTGTTGTTTACTCTGTAGCCTCAGCAGTCTCAGGCAATAATCTAAACCTAGACCAGTTCACTGGAGACGGAAGTACCACAGGATTCACGCTTTCGATAAATCCTGTCAATGAAAACAA